CATGGCAAGTTCAAGGCTCAACCTGGTAAGTTCGTATTGGGTGCGATTGTGAAGTTAGCCCATGAGAAGGGCGATATGTATCGCTTGGTGGGTAGGTACGACAGGAAGGATAGATTGGTATGAGCGAAGCCCTACAGATGTCAAAGGCAACCGGGTTTCATCGAGTATCCTGTGGTGAGTATTTGCGAGGTCAGACTGATCCGTTTGAGAAGAGTGGTCGCATACAGAAGGAACTGACTGATTGCTTGCTTGCTATCTTGGCCTTGTCTGCTCCGCGAGGGGTTCCCATGTCCTGCCGGGAGATCGGAGAGTTTTGCGGAATCTCCAAGCAACGAGTCCATCAGATTGAGAAGGAGGCCATGAAGAAACTTAGAAGTAACTCAACGGTCACCCGCAAGGAGTTTAGGCAATGGAAATAGATAAGGCTCGAATTGAGAAGGCATTAAAGGATCTGAAGACCTTAGTTGCCCAAATCGGCAACGCCCGAATCCGAGAACTCTACCGAAAACCACTTGAGGAATTTATCAAAGACGTAGCGAAACATTATGAAAATTGACCCAATAGAACCGAACGACGATTGGATATGCGACGAGATGTGGGGAGTCGAGGAAGACGAGGATGACGAAACCGAAGAAGAGGAAGATTGAAAAGTTGCTCACCCTGCCCGAAGCACACAAGGCGTGGGAACGCTTTTGGAGCAATACTCGAATTCTCGGATTCACTGAGGACAAGCATGGGGACAAGCAAGCTATTCGTACTGGTATTCAACGCATCATGCCTGAGAACTACGGGAGCCTAAACTTTAAGAACAAGAAGAAATGAGCCAAGCAAGCAGACAGTGTATCCATGAATTAAAAGCTCTATTCCACAGGTGGGAAGAGGAGAGTGACTTGGAACAGGAGGATATCCTAGACTGTGCTAAAGACGCTTTGAACGAGTATTACGACGAAGACGTCATTGAATTCGAATCTGAGATTGACGAGGAGGAGGAATGAACGTTCACCAACCAACTAAGAAGATAAGCTCTTGGCCGCAAATGGTTGTCCGCCTGACCAAGGAACGGGATGAATTGATCAAGGAGAACAAGGAACTCAGTAAGGAGAACTTGGAACTCAAGAGAAGATGTTGTGACCTGTGGCGCGAACTTACGGAGGAAAGGGCAAAGAGTGATTCGTGAAATGTCCACCCGGATTCAACCCAGTCTTTTGGAGAAAATACGGGCGAGCAATACCCGAATCAGTTGCAGTATTACCACGGTGCGACTTGAAAAAGCTGGGTCCACCCTGCTCGAAATTAAGCCCAGAGACGTTGGAACGGATTCGGAGGGATGGACGGTTGGGCCGGAAGAAATCGCGGTCCAAACGCTCGAAGAAGGGATTATCGTAGGCATGGAGATCCAAGCGAGGGAATGAAGCTAACCCTCCAACCCGATGAAGTCCAAGTCTGTCAAATGATTGGCCGAATGCGTACATTGATTGCCCGTGGTAACGGGGTGCGTGACGCGAAGATGGGCAACCAGGACGGAGCGGAAGCAGACGTGATGGGCATGATGGCAGAATACGGATTTGCCAAGCAAATGAATGTATTCCCCGACTTGGGCCTTACACCTAGAAGCGGATCTGCGGATGGGGTAATGGCAAGTGGTAAGCGTTATGATGTCAAAGCATCCAAGCACAAGACCGCCCGATTGCTTTCCACCCTCAAGGTAAACCCCGATGTAGACGTTTACGTCCTGTGCGTGGTCGATGGATCGACCCTCGACTTCAAGGGATGGGTGCATAAGGAGGAACTTATTCTCGATAGGAACAAGACCGACTTGGGACATGGGGTAGGGTATGCGCTGACGCAGGATAAGCTTAGACGGTTCGATGCCTAAGATAACCTACACGGACGAAGTAAACGCACACTTCGGAATCCCTTGGACGGATGACTTGAAGTACGACAAGGGCGAGCTTGTCTGTGCATTAAGTCCCGAAGAGATTGATCGGCTAACCATAGAAGACCCGGAGCGAGCGCAAACCCTTACCCGTCTACTCATGGATCAACCTACCTCCGAGAAAGAAGATCCTATCCAATGGGGATGGACTTTGCCCGGTTGGAGGCGCGTGATGGAACGGTTCGATAAGGACAAGATCCATGTGATTATGGGAGGGAATCGGAGCAGCAAAAGCATTTTTTCCACTCGTATGCTTGTGCATCTTGCTCAGACGATTCCCGAAGCGGAGATTCGCTCGATGCATGTGACAGAAGAGCGATCAATTCAAGACTCGCAGAAAATGGTATGGGCTGCACTTCCTGCTCGATACAAGAGATCGAAAAAGAAGGGACCGAATCATAGTCTTCAATATAATCAGAAGAACGGATTCAATTCTGCAAAGGCAATCCTTCCACCTACCGACCCAACAGCAGAGCGTGGCTCAACGATATACTTCAATAATTATCGCCAGTACATGGCAGACCCGCAAATCTTCGAGGGATGGTCCGCTCATTGCATCCACCTTGAGGAAGAGGTTCCCAATAATATTTACGAAACCCTGTTGGGTCGAACGGTTGACTATCATGGTCGCTTGATTTTGTCGTTCACAACCCTTCAAGGTTTCACTCCACTGGTTGATAGTTTGCTCAAGGGTGCGGAAACCGTAAGGACGAGGTACAGCGAACTCTTGCAAAGAGAATTACCCGTTGAACAAATCTCTGCAAATTGGCCTGACTGCCGGATACACTTTCTATGGACCCAAGATAATCCATTCATTGACGGACAAGAATTGGTACGGACATATGCCCGGCAATCCCAAGAAGTAAAGCTTGCCCGATTATATGGAATCCCATCGAAAAGCTTCCAAGGCCGCTTCCCAAAATTTAACCGCGAGTCCAATGTGATTGAGCATGAACAAATCCCGTTCATCAAAGATCCGTCCATTGATGTTACCCGTTACTTCATTTGCGATCCGGGTGGTAGCAAACCTTGGGTTGCACTATGGGCGGGTGTCATGCGGGACGGTAGAATATTCATCTACCGCGAGTTCCCCGACAGCACGATGGGTGCTTGGGCATTACCCCATGTGAACGGAGCAGGGAAGAGCGTAGGCAAACCTGGTCCCGGTCAGCGTCCACTCGGTTGGGGTTACATTGATTACAAGAATCACTTTGAGGACTTGGAGGACGGGGAGGACATATTTGAACGAATTGTTGACCCCCGCATGGGTGCGGCCACGGTTAGAACCAAAGAGGGTGAGTCGAATATTATTAATACCATGAGCAACCTTGGGTTTGTATTCCGTGCCGCACCTGGCGTGGACATCGAGGCAGGGATTGCAAAAATCAACGATGCACTCAGTTGGGATGATACCGAACCCATGACGGTTGATAATACCCCGAAGCTATTCGTCAGCGACAGGTGTGACAATACGGTTAGTTCAATGATGGAATACTCAGGGCAGAGCAGATCCGAACATTGGAAAGATCAGATTGACTGTCTCCGTTACTTAATGGTGAGCGGGGCCGATCACATAAGCGAATCAAGCCTCCAAGCAACGGGTGGCGGAGGGTACTAACTACATTACACTACGATTGCGTTGACCTGTAAGGCGTATTGCCTTACAATCTGTAACGCAATGTTGTCAGCAGCAGATCCCGAACTTCTCTATGTCTCCAAGAAGCCCGATATTGCTTACTTGGCTCAGACCTATAAGGAAACCCAATCCGACTTAGGCGAGTGGTTAGACCGCAAGCAACGCGACTACGATGTTCGCAATTGCCAATGGGCGGGAAAGAGCGATGACTTCAAGAAGCACGCTTCACTAAGTTCAACGGGTGAGGTATTTCCTTGGGAATCCAGTTCAGATCAGGAAGTTAGGGTTGCTGACGAGATCATCAACTGTAAGGTTTCGATGGTCATGAATGCGATCCGACGTGCGCACATTGTGGCTACCCCAACCGAATCGAACGACGTTGAGCGAGCATCCGTCATAAGCAACTTCCTTCGTTGGCTGATTAGCACCAAGATGACAGAGTTCTACTCTGAGATGGAACTTGCTATGAATCATCTCTTCGAGAAGGGAATGACCGTTACTTATTGCTACTACGATCAGCAAGAACTGAAACAGCAGAATACCATAAAGCTTGAGGAAATAGCCCAAGTTTTGCCAGCCATTGCGGAAGTCATCCAGGACGGATCGATGGACGATGAGTTGAGTGAAACCCTCAAGGAACAATTCGGAGTATCGAAGACCAAGGGTAGGGCGATGCTCCGAGAGTTACGCAAAGACGGTGAGACTACCGTTCCGGTTACACGTGAAGTGATTAGCCGCCCCAAGATCAAAGCCCTTGCCCCTGACGAGGATGTGTTTTGGCCGAACTATACCATTGATCCGCAAGAGGCTCCCTACGTCTTCCATGTTGTGAACATGACACCCGAACAGATTCGGGCAAAGATCAACACTGAGGGATGGGATAAGAACTTTGTCGAGCAGGTAGTTGACCTCGCGAACAATGCCGAGGCCGAGGACAACCTTTACAATATTCGCGAGCAAGACGAATTCGTTCACTCCGATGACCAGTATGTAAAAATCGTCTATTGCTACCAACGCCTTTTAGATGAAGACAACATTCCGGGTATCTACCAAACAATCTTTCATGCCAGTGTAACGGACACCTACGGCCATCATCAATTAATGGACTATGCTCATGGCAAGTACCCGTTCACGGTTACCACATGGGAGCGTACCTCCAAGCGACTTTATTCGTCCCGTTCAATACCGACTATTGCAGAACCCGATCAACAGGCATTAAAGGTAGAAGTAGACTCAGCAATAGACGCTCAGTCTTTGACTACGCTTCCACCAATCG